TTTATATAACTATATCACATATTTTAAGATTTGAACAGATACAAATTTATCTATAAAAAACGATTGACAGATAAATAAGTATCTGATATACTTTCGGATAACAGATAAAAAAGTATCTGATATACGAAAGGAGGGTATCTGATGTTAGCAGATAGGAAGAAACTTGAAATTGCAATGGCTAGAGCATGTATGAATACAGAAGATTTACAAAAAGCCGCAAATATGCCGCGACCTACCTTAAACAATATTATTACTGGTCGTAATATAAGACCTGGCACTATTGGTAAAGTAGCAAAAGCATTGCAAGTTGACGTAACGGAAATTCTGGCAGAGGAAAAGGAGGATTGTTAATGAACGATTTAAGCATTGGATAACATTAGAAGTGTTACCACGTTATCTGGTGAGATATGGAGTAAAAAGTTCACAAAAAGTTCACATTTTAAAGTTTAGTTATCTAAAGATAAATTTAGTTAAATAAATCTGCCAGACGGTACTAAATTTACGTTAACTAAATTTGCTGTTTAGTTAAGAAGAATGGCTCAACCACGCGGTTTACAAGCATTTTTAGAGGTGCTATGATACGTCAAAACAAGAAGGAGGTGGAGAAGGATGCCAAGAGTAAAACTGGGGACAGTAGAACTGGATGATAATTACCGCTACTACCTAAAACATATTATGGTAGATACTCCCGGTAAGAAACTATGCAAACTCTTGAACTTAAGCGAAAGTTGTCTGTACTTACACAAAAGAAGACCAGAATTGGTGACCGTACGGGAACTCCGTATTCTAAGAAGTACAGGACGGATGACGGACGAGCAAATATTAGCAATTATAAGAAAGGAAGACAAGCCTTGAAACAATTCATATGGGATTTAGTTACGGGATTTCTTGTCGGCTTAGCAGCCGGAGCCGGGATCATCATAGTAGTGCTGATCTACTGCCGGATGGCGGGGCCGATGTTCTAGGAAGGAGGAAATCAGGATGAAGCATTATAGGATATGCATACAGGCGGAGAGGCATGAGTTTGACTATGTATGCAGCACGATCAGCGAGGCATACGGCGCGGTCGAGGACGCGTCGATCGCATTTAATCTTAACCTCGACATGGATAGCATCATGCGCGTGCTGGTCGATATGGATCGAGGGATCCTTATTGAGACGGATCGGCATCGCATCCGGATACGTGTGGAAGATGGAGAAGTGTAGATGGGAGGTGGAAAGGAATGACGGAAGACAAGCAGAAGATACTGGATCTGCTATTGCCGGCACTGCAGGCAACCCGCAATCTGCATGATCTCATGTCGCTGGAGATCGACGCGGAGCAGGAACTTGTGTATGCGACATTCGAGAGCGGCTACCAAAAGGTTGCGATTGTGGCATGCGATTCCGGGACAAGCATGATCCGGGACGTTATCGGGCAGATCGCGTAAAAAGAGCGCCTTCATAGGCCGGCAAGCCTCGGGCGCTCAAATAATCAATCAACTAAATTATAACAGATATGGAGGAAAATGCAAATGATCAAGTGCGATAGGGGAGAGATAATCATATCCGGCAATATTGCTGTGATACTGGCGGAATATGGCACCCTTGCAAATGCAATAAAAAAGAGCCTGGTAGAAAAAGGCTTTAAAGAGCCTGACGCAAAGAAGATGATAGAAGATTCCGCTGAAGCCGGATTCCTTACATCGGAAGAACTTGACAGGAAGATCGATGAACTTTCGAAGAAATTGTTCAAAAGATTATTCTGAGGAGGGGGAGCATGCGGCGTGCAAGGACACAATATGCGCCCCTTACATCAGAGGAGCAGGAATTCGCGGCAGAAAACCATTACATAGTCGAGCAGTTCCTGCGACAGCGCAGGCTGCCAGCCAGCGAGTGGTACGATATCGTGATCTTCCGCTACCTGCTCTCGGTCAAGAAATGGTTTGCGACTCCTGATCTGCATAGGTGGACGTTCCCAACGATTGCGAAGCAGGACATGCGCTCGGCGGTCAGCAACGAATATGGAAGGCGGAAGCGGCAGATCAGGACCATAAGCCTTGACAGCATCGTGCCAGGGACGGAAGACCTGAGGATAATCGACATCGTTACGGAAGACAACCTTAAATTCATAGCATATATGGAGGAAGAAGACATGAATATAAGTTATAACATCAAGGTTCCGGAAAGGAGCCGAAGAAGAGTGGAGGTTCTGGCACTGGAATCATTTTTAGAGACGAAGAAACTGAGGAATATGCAGATCGCATATGAAACGGCGGATGAGGCAAAGAAGAAACTCCCGTCCCTGCAGTCATACAGGAGGACAAAGGGGCTGAAGGAGATCCTGGAGATCTTCCGGGTGGACACAAGCATCTATGTAGTAAGGATATAGGAAGGGAGGAAATATGATGGATAGCATCAAGATCAACAAGCTGGAGATTGAGAACGTCAAGCGTATCAAGGCAGTCAAGATAGAGCCAACATCAGAAGGATTGACCATTATCGGCGGAAACAATAACCAAGGGAAGACCTCCGTGCTGGATTCCATAGCATGGGCTCTTGGAGGGGACAGGTACCGGCCATCACAGGCCGTACGGGATGGCTCGGTCATCCCGCCTAACCTGCATATAGTCATGAGCAACGGGCTGGTCGTAGAAAGAAAAGGAAAAAATAGCAGCCTAAAGGTAACGGATCCGGAAGGACATAAGGGAGGACAGCAGCTGCTGAATGACTTTGTGGAGCAGCTAGCCCTTGATCTTCCCAAATTCATGGAGGCTTCCGGATCTGAAAAGGCGAGAATCCTGCTGCAGATCATCGGAGTGGGCGACCGCCTTATGGAATTGGACAAGTCAGAGCAGGAACTATATAGCCAGCGGCTTGCAGTCGGGCGGATTGCGGACCAGAAGGAGAAATATGCGAAGGAGCAGCCGTATTATCCGGAAGCGCCGAAGGAACTTGTATCTGCAGCGGATCTGATCAAGCAGCAGCAGGAGATCCTGGCTCAAAATGGAGAAAATCAGAGGAAGCGAGACCATGCAAATAACTATAAGCAGTCGGTAGCATTCCTAAGCCAGGAAGTAGAATCCATGCGCGCGCAGCTACAGAAGAAGGAGCAGGAACTGGAGGATGCAAAAGCATCGCTAAATACAGCCATGATGTCCGCCCAAGACCTAGAGGATCAGTCAACTGCGGAACTGGAAGAGAGCATTGCCAATATAGAGGAGATCAACCGGAAAGTACGCGCAAACCTGGATAAGGATAAGGCGGAAGATGACGCGCTTGATTACAGGAACCAGTATGCGGCCCTGACAAAGAGGATTGAGGAAACAAGGAAGGCTAAGACGGATCTCCTGCAGTCTGCCGAGTTGCCTCTTCCGGACCTGTCTGTGAAAGAGGGGGAACTGATCTACAGGGGGCAGAAGTGGGACAACATGTCCGGCTCCGACCGGCTGAAGGTCTCCACCGCAATCGTCCGGAAACTGAATCCCAAATGCGGATTCGTTCTCCTGGATAAATTAGAACAGATGGATATTCAGACGCTGAATGAATTTGGACAGTGGCTGGAACAGGAGGGGCTACAGGCAATTGCAACCAGGGTAAGCACTGGAGATGAATGCAGCATCATCATTGAGGACGGCTATGTGAAAGAACAGCAAGAAGTTACAGATCAGATGCCAGAATATCCAAAATGGAAGGAAGGAGAGTTTTAATGAAAATAACAAGAGGCAAGATTCCCTGTGCGAAAAAGGTAGTCTGCTATGGCCCGGAAGGCATTGGCAAGTCTACATTTGCAAGCCGGTTCCCAGATCCCGTATTCATTGATACGGAAGGAAGCACGAAAGATATGGACGTGGCCAGGCTTTCGCGTCCTACAAGCTGGACGATGCTCTTGGAAGAGATCCAGTACATAAAGAGCAATCCACGCGTGTGCAGGACGCTGGTCATTGATACGATTGACTGGGCAGAACAGTTATGCGTGGAGCATATCTGCGCAACGCACCATAAGTCCGGAATTGAGGATTTTGGCTACGGAAATGGCTACGTATATACCAAAGAGGAATTTGGACGGTTCCTGAACCGCCTGGAGGATGTAGTCGAGGCAGGGGTCAATGTAGTGCTGACAGCGCATGCTCAGATCCGGAAGTTTGAGCAGCCGGATGAGATGGGCTCCTATGACCGCTGGGAACTGAAACTAGGGAAAAAGACCCAATCCCAGACCTCGCCGCTGGTAAAGGAATGGGCAGATATGCTGCTATTCTGCAATTATAAGACGTGCTCCATAGCGGTGGACAAAGAGGGGAAAAAGCATAAGGCGCAGGGCGGAAAACGCGTGATGTACACAGCCCATCATCCATGCTGGGATGCAAAGAACAGGTATGGCCTTCCGGAAGAATGCGAATTTGACTATTCCGTTATTGCCGGAATTATTGAATGCGTCCAAGAAAAAAAGGAAAGCATTGCCTATCAGAATACGGCGGGCGCGTCAACACAAACAGCCAGTCCCGCAGATGGATTTAGAGATATCCCTGAAACTGCAGATGAGCAGGTTGATTTCAATACGGGAGAAAAGATTCCGAAGGCTGAGGAAGCGAAGAAGGAGCCAGAGGGCAAGCCGCCAAAAGAGCCGGCGGATATGTCAAAAAGCGAGACATTCCGCCTGAATGACTACATACCAAAGGCCCTGCAGGATCTGATGTATCCGAGCCTGGTATCGGAAGATGAACTCATGGAAGCCGTCTACAAGCGAGGATTCTTCCCACGCGGGACGCCTTTCCAGAATCTTCCGCAGGAGTTCATCGAAGGCTGCCTGATCGGGGCATGGTCAAAGGTGATGGGCGTAATCAATGAAATAAGAAGCACTTACAAGATACCATTTAATGAATAATAGCAGGAGGCAAGAAAGCATGAGTGAAGATTATAGAGGAAAAGAGATCGGATGGGATGATGAAGTCGAGATAGGTGATAAATACACCCTGATCCCCGAAGGGGAGTACGACTTTGTGGTCGAGAGTTTTGAAAGAGGACGCTATGAAGGCAGCGACAAGGTGCCGCCGTGCAACCGGGCGCTATTAAAGATTCGTGTAGATGCTCCGGAAGGAATAGCGCTCATGAGCGAGAGCCTGCTCCTGTATGACAGGATGCAGTGGAAGCTTGGAGAATTTTTCCTATCCATAGGAGCAGAAGAGGTGGATGGAAAACTCAGGATGAACTGGCAGATGGTTCCCCAGGCGACTGGACGAGCCATAATCGAGATCCGTCCAGACCGGAATGATCCGACTAAGAAATACAACCATGTTAAGGAGTTCCTTCCAAAGAAGAAGAAGGAGTTCAAGGCAGGTGAGTTCTAATGAAACTCAGGCCATATCAACAGGAAGCGAAAGATGCCATTTTCTCCGAGTGGGAGGATGGCATCAAAAAAACGCTGCTGGTGCTTCCTACGGGATGCGGGAAGACGATCGTCTTTGCCATGGTCGCGGAAGAATGCGTGCGCCAAGGCAATCGAGTGCTAATCCTTGCCCATCGTGGAGAACTGCTCGATCAGGCGGCCGATAAGATTGCCAAGGCTACCGGCCTGGGCTGTGCCGTAGAAAAGGCAGAAGAGACATGCCTGGGGAGCTGGTTCCGGATCGTGGTTGGATCCGTGCAGAGCATGATGAGGGAGAAGCGTCTGAAGCGTTTCCCCCAGGACTATTTTGACACCATCATTATTGACGAGGCGCATCACAGCATTTCTGACAGTTATAAGAGAGTGCTGGAGCATTTTGGGGAAGCGAAAGTCCTTGGAGTCACAGCAACGCCTGACAGGGGCGATATGCAGAACCTGGGCAGCGTATTTGACAGCCTGGCTTATGAATACACGCTGCCAAAGGCGATTAAGGAAGGCTACTTGTCTCCGATCAAGGCGGTCACGATACCGCTCAAGATCGATATGAGCGGCGTAGGCGTTCAGGGCGGAGACTTTAAGGCGGGGGATATTGGAACAGCGCTTGATCCATACCTGCGCGGCATAGCGGAAGAAATGAAGAACTACTGCATGGATAAAAAAACGGTGGCATTCCTTCCATTGGTGAAGACCAGCCAGAAGTTTAGGGACATCCTGAATGAGAATGGATTCCGGGCTGCCGAGGTAAACGGAGAGAGCCAGGATCGGGCCGAGGTGCTGGCAGATTTTGAAGCCGGGAGATATAACGTCCTGTGCAATTCCATGCTGCTGACCGAGGGCTGGGACTGTCCAAGCGTGGACTGCATCGTAGTCCTGCGCCCGACAAAGGTCAGAAGCCTGTACTGCCAGATGGTGGGCAGGGGCACACGCCTCCATCCAGGCAAGGATCATCTGCTTCTATTAGATTTCCTCTGGCATACAGAGCGGCACGAATTATGCCATCCGGCACATCTGATCTGCGACAGCGAGGAGGTTGCGCAGAAAATGACGGAGAACATGGAGAAGGATGCCGGATGCCCGCTGGATATCGAGGAAGCAGAGAAAGCGGCCGCAGAGGATGTGGTCGCCCAGCGAGAGGAGGCACTGGCGAAGCAGCTGGCAGAGATGAAGCGCCGGAAGAAGAAACTGGTTGACCCGCTGCAGTTTGAGATGAGCATCCAGGCCGAAGACCTGGCAGGCTACGTGCCGGCATTCGGATGGGAGATGGCGCCTCCTTCGGACAAGCAGAAGCAGACGCTTGAGAAACTAGGAATCATGCCTGACGAGATAGATAATGCCGGAAAAGCGGCAAAGATACTCGACCGCCTTGGCAAGAGGCGCGAAGAGTGGCTCACAACGCCGAAACAGATCCGGTGCCTTGAAAAGTATGGCTTTCAGCATGTCGGAACCTGGCAGTTTGAGACGGCAAAGAGATTGATAGATCGGATTGCTGGGAATGGGTGGAGGATTCCATCTGATATCAATCCGGCAGAATATAGAGGTTAGATATGGAACAGAGAACAGACTTGCTTGAAATAATTGAATACATCAACCCTGCGGAACTTGATTACCAGGAATGGGTCAATGTCGGAATGGCCTTAAAGCACGAGGGGTATCCTGTCGACACCTGGGATGCCTGGAGCAGGAATGACAGCCGGTATCATGCAGGCGAGTGCGTGAAGAAATGGAATACCTTCCGCGGATCCTCCGTTCCGGTCACGGCCGGCACGATCGTGCAGATGGCAATAGACCATGGATGGCGGCCATCCTATGGCGGGTATAGCCTTGACTGGGATGATGAGATCAGCATGGATGGGCTTGTGATAGAAGATGCCGGCTGGGTGGAAAGACAGGAGATCCGGGAACCGAGGGAATGGGATCCGGTGACAGAGATCACAAGATACCTTGAGACGCTGTTCGAGGCCGGGGAGAATGTAGGATATGTCATGGGAAGCTGGAAAAAGACTGACGAGAAGGGGGAGCGGTGGCTGCCGCAGAAAGGCACATGGGATAGGACGGCAGGGCAGCTGATAGAGCTGCTTGCCAAATGCGATGGGGATATCGGCGCGGTGCTTGGGGATTACAATCCGGAAGCAGGAGCATGGATCCGCTTCAACCCGATGGACGGGAAAGGCTGCAAGAATGAAAATGTAGCAGAGTTCAGATACGCGCTCGTGGAATCAGACGCGATGGATCTGGAACAGCAGAATGCGATCATACGAGAACTGGAACTCCCAGTAGCATGCCTCGTATTCTCTGGAAAGAAGAGCCTGCACGCTATCGTCAGAGTAGATGCCGCAGACTATAACGAGTATAGGAAGAGAGTGGACTATCTTTATAGCGTGTGCCAGAAAAATGGCCTCAAGATCGATACGCAGAATAAGAATCCCTCCAGGCTGTCCAGGATGCCAGGAGTTACGAGGAATGGGAAGAGGCAGTATATTGTCGATACGAATATAGGAAAGGCGAACTGGAATGAATGGCATGAGTGGATCGAAGGAATCAATGACGATCTTCCAGATCCGGAATCGCTGGAAGGCGTATGGAACAACCTTCCGGAACTTTCCTCCTGCCTGATTGACGGCGTGCTGCGAAAAGGGCACAAGATGCTGATAGCAGGACCATCCAAGGCGGGAAAGTCCTTCGCGCTGATCGAACTATGCATAGCCATCGCAGAAGGCCGCCAATGGTTCGAATGGAATTGCGCCCAGGGCAAGGTAATGTACGTAAACCTGGAACTTGATCGGGCATCCTGCCTGCATCGCTTTAAGGATGTGTACCAGGCTCTAGGATGGCAGGCCAAGAGCCTTCAGAACATAGATATATGGAACCTGAGGGGAAAGTCCGTGCCAATGGACAAGCTGGCCCCAAAACTGATCAGGCGTGCAGCAAAGAAGAATTATGTGGCCGTTATCATAGACCCGATCTACAAAGTCATCACCGGCGATGAAAACAGCGCCGACCAGATGGCGAACTTCTGCAACCAGTTTGACAAGGTATGCACCGAACTTGGATGCGCGGTAATCTACTGCCACCATCACAGCAAGGGCAGCCAGGGAGGAAAGAAGTCCATGGACCGGGCCAGCGGATCCGGGGTATTCGCGCGGGATCCTGACGCGATGCTTGACCTGATCGAGCTTGACATTACGGATGACCTTCGCAAGCAGGAAGAGAACAAGGCCGTATGCGCCGTATGCAAGCGGTATTTGGACACGCATTATGAATGGGAGGACGAGCTCTCCCAGGATGACCTGCTAAGCCAGGCACGCATGATGGATTACTGCAAGGAGCATCTGGGTCCTGCGCGCATGAAGGAACTGCAGGCGCAGATAGATGAGGAATTAAAGGCTGTAAGCGTTAGGACGGCATGGAGGATAGACGGAACCTTGAGGGAATTTCCGAAATTTGCGCCGGTCAACCTATGGTTTGATTATCCGATACATAGGCCCGATGATGTGGGCAGCCTGAAGGATATCCAGCCGGATGAGGAAAAGCCACCCTGGCAGCGCGGTACTGACAAGATCAAGAAGAACGCAAAGGATCGAAAAGCCGACCGAAAAAAAGCGCTTGAAGAAGCCATTGAGGGCAGCAATTTTGGGGAGGCCCCTACCATAAAAGATGTAGCCGGGTATCTCGGGGTATCTGAAAGGACAGCCCGTGACCGGATAAAAGAGCATGGCGGCTATACCTATGAGGATGGAAAAGTAAGAAAAAAGGGCTAAGGATCAGACACGGGGAAACCTTAAATTCCAGATTACCCCGTGAGAATGAAAGGTGAAGGGGAGACCTTAAAATCAGATTTCCCCGCACAAACCATCATAGCGGGGAAACCATATTTTTTAGATTCCCCCGTCAATGACAGATACGGAGGGGAAACCTTAAATTCCAGATTCC